GGGCAAGTAAAGGAGAAAGAGTTAGTAGGTCGAACGTGCTATGCAGGGCTCGATTTAGCTACGATTTATGATTTGACCGCCTTTGTACTTGTATTCCCGAATGAAGACGATACATACACTATTCTGCCTAGATTTTGGATACCTCAAGAGGGCATGCGTAAAAGGGCTGAGCGAGACAAGGTGCCGTATGATATCTGGGTGCAGCAGGGATTGATAACAGCAACGCCGGGTGAGGCAACTGATTACAAGTGGGTCATTGATGAAATTAGCCGATGTGCTGCTAAATTCGATCTCAGAGAAATAGCGTATGACAGGTGGGGTGCTGCAAAAATAATCCAAGATTTACAAGAGATGGGTTTTGAGGACGAAAAGAGCGAGTGGGCCGGGAGACATTTGATTCAATTCGGCCAGGGGTATAAGTCGTTCTCGCCACCAACAAAAGAATTAATGAAACTCGTCTTAGAAAAGAAAATCCATCACGGTGGAAATCCGGTATTGCATTGGAATGCAGACAATTTAGTTGTGCGACTCGATCCTGCGGGGAACGTCAAGCCCGACAAGGAAAAGTCAACTGAGAAAATCGATGGCGTGGTGGCAATGATAATGGGATTAGATAGAGCGCTGCGAGCACAAGCTGAGCCGTCAATATACGAACTTGGAGGTGAGCGTGGCGGGAAGATACTGACGTTTTGAAAGTCTCTTTAGGCGATATTTTAGTCATCATAGGATTCCTAGCGATAGGTGCGGGATTGTGGACGATAAACTGGCGATACTCGCTGATAGTCATGGGATCACTGATGATGGTCGGCGGTGGATTGGCAATACGAAGGGGTAAAGATGAGTCTACTGAGCCCGATATTCGAGAAGCGTGATTTGAAGCTATCCGACCCGAAGGCGTGGAGCCCGTCGCTGTGGAACCTTTATGGCAGGATGGGTCATTCTGGGGTGGTGGTGACGGAGCAGAGTGCAATGGCTTTTAGTGCAGTCTGGTCCTGTGTGAAACTATTGAGTGATACGATAGCATCGCTGCCATTCAAGCTCTACGAAAAGCAGTCCGATGGTGGCAAGACGGAAGTTTTAGAGAAAAATGTCTTAAGGATATTCAAGCGCCCGAATCAAGAGATGCCAGGGTTTAGGCTATTTCATACATTAATCGGGCATCTAGTCACCTGGGGCAACTTCTACTGTGGAGTATTGAGAGATAATGTCAATCGTCGGACGGAACTCTGGCCCCTGCGCCCCGATAGGATAACACTAAGACGTGACCCGGAGACTTTAGAAGTCTTCTATGAGTACGAAACCGATAAACGTAGAGTCCGACTGTCCAAAGATGATTGCTGGCACGTCCCGGGGTTTGGATACGATGGCATGCAGGGGTATTCGGTGATAACTCAGGCACGGGAAGGAATTGGACTAGGCATGGCGGCTGAAGAATACGGCAGCCGGTTCTTTGGACAGGGGGCTTCGCCGGGGCTTATTGTCCAACATCCCGGCAAGTTAGGCCCTGAAGCTCATCAGTCGATGCGAGAAAGTATTTCCGAAGCTGCGGAAGGGCTAGGGACAGCGCACAAGGTAATGCTTCTCGAAGAAGGTATGGTAGCTCAATCACTTGATATGAAGCATGACGACATGCAATTTTTGCAAACTCGCAAATTTCAAGTCACAGAGATTTGTCGTTGGTTTAGAATCCCACCTCATCTCGTTTGGGATTTAGAAAGAGGGACTTATTCCAATATCGAGCAGCAAGAGATTGAGTTCGTGGTGCATTCGATTAGGCCGTGGTGTGTGCTGATAGAGCAGGAGGCCGCACATTATTTTCTGACTCCTGCCGAGCGCCAGCGCTTCTTCTTCGAGTTTAAGCTACAGGGATTACTCCGGGGGGATACCCCGTCGAGATACGAAGCATATCAGAAAGCTATCTTTTCAGGCTGGATGAAACCGAATGAGGCACGAGGCTTGGAGAATCTTAATCCCGACCCTGAGTTAGACTTCTTTATGGTGCCGATGAACTACGTTCCTGTTGAGCAATTCTTAAAAGAGCCAGAGCCCATACCGCCCGCACTAATACCGGGCAATGACGTTGAGCCAGAAGAAGAGGATGAAGAAGAAGAGAAAAAAGCTCTGGTGCAGAATATGCGGCACTTATTCAAGCCAACGTCTGTTAGGACAGCCGGGGCAAGGCATCGGCTGGCGACTTCTTTTCAGCCGTTGTTTTACGAAGCCGCACGAGCGGTAGTCAACAAAGAGATCAAAGCCATTGGTCGAGCGGTGACACGATATTTGAGCGAGCGAGCAGCCAGTGATTTCACCGATTGGATAGACGAGTTCTATAAAGATATGCCAGATTACATACGGCTAAAATTCTACCCGATACTGCAATCATTCGCTGAGCAGATTCAGGCACAGGCAGCGAGAGAGATCGGGGCCGAGGAGGGTATCACTCCGGCACTACAGAAGTTTGTTGATGAGTATCTTGATGGCTACAGCGGTAGGCATGTCGGCTCAAGTATGCTGCAATTAAAGAGATTAATAGACCGCACAGAGGAATCCGAGCTAATGAGCGAGACGGTGCTTGGCAGACTAGACGAGTGGGGAGATAAGCGAGCGGATAAAATAGCAGCCAACGAAACAGTGCGTGGGAATAATGCTATCACTCGTGAGGTCTTTTTCCTTGCTGGGGTGACTTCTCTAGTCTGGGTGACAATGGGCAGCAAGCCCTGTCCGTACTGCCAGGAGCTCAGTGGTAGGGTTGTGGGAATCGAGTCGGCTTTTACCAGTGCCGGGAGTGACGTACAGCCGAAAGGTCAAGAGCCCATGTCAATGAAGTCAGATCACTTTCATCCACCTCTGCATGCAGGGTGCGTCTGCGGGATAGTAGCGCAATGATACAGAAGCTAAAAGAGAATCTTCAGGTGATACTCGTAATCGGAGCTGTCATCGGAATGACTGTCAGCTCCATGGCTTACTTTGCTAAAGCTAACGATTTGCAATTAGTCGAGCAGCGACTCGATCAGAAGATTAGGGCAGATAAAGTTTATTATATGCAACGGAGATTATGGCAACTATACGATTATTACAAGACCCAGAATTGTGAGGCTATGCCACAGCCCGGCAAGGACGAGTGCAGGGCTATAAAGACCGAGCTAGCCAAGTTTACTGGAAGGGGATAGTTATGAAAGACAAAAAAGAGACTAGGGCGATACAATCACAACGATGACTATCCACTTGCCAGGGAAAGCACCGGGTCACTTGAGTTGAAAGAAGACAAGAAGGGACTATTCGTCAGAGCAAAGATGCCGAAGTGGGCCGACTGGATAGTTGAGTCAATCGAGTTAGGCAATGTAGATAAGATGTCTTTCGGCTTCTGGGTAGGGGAAGATGTGTGGGAACACGATGAGAATATTCGGACGATTACACGGGTGGCTGAGCTAGTCGAAGTCAGCCCGGTGGTATTCTCGGCATACCCTGCGACGAATATCGATGTGGCCTTGAGGTCATTGGAAGAATCGAAGAAATTAGCTGGCGACGGTGAGCCGAAGCTGCCCCAGCTAGATAAGACAGGTCCTGCGCCTAAGCGATGGACTGATAGTGAAATTGGTAGAAGGATAAACAAGAGACTCCGAAAGGGAGGTTTAGACGAATGAAAACATTGAACGAGATGCAGCTAGAACAGGAAGCAATCGAGCGTGAGCTGCGGGATATGAAAGCGTTCTGCGAGCAAGAGGAGCGTGAGCCCAACGATGAGGAACGCACGAGGGCAAACGAGATTCTTGACCGCTCCGACGAGCTGGATGGCTTGATTAAAACTGAGGCAAGGCGCCTGAAGTTGGAAGAGAGATTCAAAGAGCCCGATCCAGAGAGTCAGAAGAAGATCGACGCTACGAAGGAGCCCCCGGCTGGGCCAATTTACCGCAAGGCGAACAAGATGCCTTATAAGACCTTCGGTGAGCAAATGGCTGATATTATTCGGGCTGGTACTCCGGGCGAGAAGATTCCCGCAAAGCTCCATGAAGTCCGAGCAGTATCCGGCCTCAGTGAGGGCGTTGGTGCAGACGGTGGATTTCTGCTTCAGCCTGAGTTCTCTGCTGAACTCTTGCGTGTGGCTTTCGACACTGGCCAGTTGGCTTCGAGATGCCGGACTATCACATTGGGTGACAGGGCTAACTCCATCAAAATTCCTGGTGTCGATGAGACAAGCAGGGCGTCTACTCGATGGGGTGGTATTGTAGCCTACTGGAAAGACGAGGCTGCGCTGAAAACCAAATCCAAACCCAAGTTCCGTCAGATTGAGTTGAACCTGAACAAGCTCATCGGTCTGTGCTATGCAACTGATGAACTGGTCCAAGATGTAAATGCCCTTGAGAGTTACATCACCACTGGGTTCGGTGAGGAGTTTGGATTCCAGATGGATGATGCGATTATCAACGGCACTGGTGCTGGTCGGCCACTGGGTATTTTGGCTGCTGGCTGTCTGGTGAGTGTGGCCAAGGAAGCGGGTCAGGCTGCGGATACTGTTGTCTTCGAGAATATCGCTAAGATGTGGAGTCGGATTTTTGCCAATAGCCAAAGCAATGCCGTTTGGCTAATCAACCAGAATGTTTGGCCTCAGTTGTTCAGCATGGCTCTGAGTGTGGGTACTGGAGGTTCGGCTGTGTTCTTGCCGCCGGGTGGAATGAGTGGTTCGCCGTATTCAACCCTGATGGGTAGGCCCATCGTACCTATTGAACAGGCTGCGACACTTGGTGATCTCGGCGATATCATCCTTGCCGACTTCAATGGATACATCCTGGCAACCAAGGGTGGCATGTCAACCGATATGTCGATTCACGTTCGATTTATTTACGACGAATCAGTTTTCAGATTTGTAT